AAAAAAGAAAAAGAAATCCAAATACAGGTTATCCATAAACGGCCGAAGCGGAGTAGTGAGACGAGCAATGGTTGACACGTTAACGGAGAATGTGTCACCGGGAAGAACCTCGTCAACATAGATTGGCACTAAATACCCGCTGTTAAATGTCGTTTTATGTCCGAAATCACGCTTAAATCTTGATCGTGGAATATCAGCATGCGGAATTCTGGAGAAATCATGCATCATCACCGATCTGTTTGATATTTTTCCAAACATAGTTTTTTCCTTTTGTGTTAGTTGGGTTGGTGTCACTCAGAACAGTTAAGATCAAGTACTAACTGTTCTGAGCCCGGTCATCGACCGGGACTTTTGGAATTTCCACCTCTGGTTTCGACGGCACATGCGGAATTAAACCTAACTCTATCGCCTTTGCCCGATTAGCATCGTCTGCTACGAAATCAAGCAGCTTGCCGGGATCATCATCAAAATACCGCCGTATATTGGCCGGCAAACGCTCAAATTCAAGCTGAGATTGACGAACGAGCTCTAAAGCCGTCTGATAGTCGGTTACACCGCTAAAATCGCCGTAAGAGGCTCCTGCGAACTGCGGGATAAGCCCGGTTTTTTTATACCTGGCCATTATCGTATTGATGTTTGCACCTTGAGCATGGTGCTGCTCGGTGCGTGAAACACTGCCAACAGGTGTAACAACACGACGTCTTTCGGGGTACACTGGATTTTGGGTCATGATTTCCTCACTTGCTATCGTTTTTAGTTACAGGCCGGCCATTATCACCAATCTCAGTAACACGATTAGGGTTCACCGGTAATTTAAATTTTGGTAACTCGGTATAAAGATCCAGAAATCCGCAAAGTAACTGCGGAGCAATGGCATCAATATTGCCCGATTGATCATCAAAACTACCTATGTGATAAATTTGGAAGTCTGCGGGCCACTTATAGAATTGAGATTCCTCATTTTCTAACACCGAAGTACACATACGTAACGCATGCGGAGCATTGTGAGCAAATAGCGGAGGGTGAAAGATACCAGCTTTTGAGTCTTTAACGGCATACATTTGCATTTTCATTTTCGTATTCCCTTTCTAATAATTGACATTTACGTAATTGAACCTCTTCACGTACTTTTCGACGTTCTGGCGTATTATCTTTAACAAATTTCTGAAGATTTGTCAATCGTTTTTCTTTAATAATTTTAAAATTATCCGGTGCAATCGTATCATAGATTTTATCGTAATAACCAGGCGGACGAAACTTCTTGCCATCGTGTGTAATAAAATCCTTAGGAAACACATCTTCATAGTACTGATCGAACCATTTTTTGCCAAGACCCGGACGTCGGGACATTGTATTATATTCCGGCAAAATAGGCAACATCTCTCCGGTTTCTTGGTCCACACGGGCATAGTGTGCTCGTGCTTTATCACCAGTGATTTTTTTAGTGACATATCGGGCAACATAGGCGGCTGATTGAAATGTGACGTCACCGATGGTGCAATATCCAAGTGGTTTTCCATCATGACTCCATAATTTTTCCAGAGCTTCAGATCGATACAATTTTACACCGTCTCTCACAGTCCAAAGTGTTTTGTCAGTAAAAGTAAAGTTAAATAGACAAGCATGATGATGCGGTCGCTCCAGCTTGGAGCCGTACTCGCCACAATGAAAATACCTGATCGGTTTATGCAACGTACCATCTTCTTTTTCAGTGTATTCAATGCCTTCATGGTTTTTCCTTAAACGTTTCATGAAATTTTGGAAATCTGATTTAATAAGTGTTTGAGATGGATTATCCTTTAAAGCATCATCGTTAAATGTAAGAGTAATAAAACAATTATATCGCCAGAGAGAGGCTTCGTGAACACAACGGATTGCCCACTGGCGAGATCGTTCAATACGACAACCTATACATTGACCGCATGGTAATTCAATCGTTTCGTAATGATCATAATAACAATCTTGGATTTTGAAAGTGATAACAGATTTACCATTTTTCGTTAAGCGGCCTTTTGGTCGATAAGCTGTAAGCGGCTTGTAACAACCCATTGCATACCTATCATGGAATTTTTCTTTTTTTTATTACCCCCCCCCCCCAACGTAATGCCAGGGGAGGGGGGAGGGCCAGAGGAGAACGAAAATCTTTTGTGATTTTTACAGCCGATAACCGCCACGCATTGGCGGAATGACATTTTTTGGGTTCACTTTAGCAGCCGACCTCGAAAACATCTTTTTCGACTTTTTAATCGGCACTTTCGAACGGTATTTAGACATTAGTCACCTCTTCTTTCCCCGCTTTAGCGGTTTCTTTATCTTTATCGTTTTCCGCAAGCACAAATCCTAAAACCTGCATAATAATTCGGATGATAAAATCCCATTTCAATTTCATGTTTTTTTCCTTTCATTGTTTGTCAGGGTGTATTTGCTTACCTAAGGCTTCGAAGCCATATTTTCGAACATATCTCTCTTGCTCAGACTTGGACAGACTAAGGAAAAGCTCCCACGTGAATAATTCAAGAGGAATATCCTTTTTACTTTCTTTAAACCAATCAGAGACCTTGGTAGCAGCTTCTTTGGCAGTAGTTACGGCCTTGTCGCCGACCTCTAGGACTTTATCAATCGCCTTGGCTGCGGGTTCACCGAAGGAACTCATAACCGCACCTAAAGTATCACCAACTTTACCAGGCGGTAGATCGGCACCATCGGGGCCTTGCTGAGATTTCAGGTTTGCTTCAATTTTCTCTTTACGATCGGCATCGATATCTTCGATGCGAGCCAGGGCGTCCCAATACTTGGCTTGTTTCGCGGTCAAGTTGGCTTGAGCAGCCATCTGTTTAGCAGTAACGGCAGCCATATACGGATTATCGAACTGAGCAGATGCGTGAGCACCATGCGGTGTAGATGCACCACCAAGATTAGCAGCCAACATCGGATTCAATCCAGCCGCACGCATATCCTTCATTACACGCTGATATGACGTGCCGGACATCTGCTCTTGAAAAGACCGATCTTTTTCAGCCTGAGACTTACCGAATAGACCAGAGGCAATCGATGCACCAACAGAACCTAAAACAGCACCTAAAAAACTCATAACTACTCCTCCTAAAAGTGGTCAATAAGACCAGGAACACTATACATTGGCATCGGCCGAACACACGTTACGTCAAAGAAAGCGTCCAATTTCCACTGCGGTTCTCCTCTAACAACAATAACACGTTCAACCGGCGGATTTTCCTCAATAAACGTACTATCGAGCTTCGGGAGGTCATCGAAATCCTGCGAAAGGTGCCAAATATCGAGACTCTGAGGATCAATTGACCGCATCTTGCCAGTAATCAACGAGGGGTAATAACGGTATTCAGCCCATCGCTCCTGATAACCGAAAACTTTATCATCATCAGAATTATTCTGGAAGAATATCTCTTTGTTAAACACCGGCTGTTCGCCTAAGTGAGCTAAAGCAGGCCAGTAAAAATCATACTTCGTTTGCCTACTCCACATACGATTTAAACCTCGCTGATATGTCAAATCCGCTCGAGCTGAGACCAAGCCAATTAGTACACCATGTTCGACAAACGATTTAGTAAATCCAATACCGGATCCGTTACTAAAAGCAGCAGCACACAAATCACCAACCCTTGTCCCCACAGTACCAGATCCATAATTACCGGTAGAGGGTACAGGTTGAGAGATTACCTTTTGGGATCCCCCCCCCAGATATTCAGGCCGCTGGAGGCGGGCATCGGGAGACGTAACAAGGAAATGCGACCGAACAATTTCGGTGTAACGTGTTCCACCACGTGCATCACGTTCCATAAGCTTCTGGAGCTGGAAGGCCTCTCGTAGTGAATTGATCGTTGCTGCGGTAGCATTACTCAAATCAGCATACAGATTGGCAGGTTGAAAATAACGGGTCGATGTAGATCCGTGTTCATCGCCATTAACTATTCCAGTGCCACTTCTAACACCCAATGCATAACTATTCGTAGGATACAAACCGTCAGCAATTTGACG